CCCGCCACTAGAATAGTTAGCTCCTTCAATCTTTACCGCATCTATTGATGAAAGCGCTTGATCAGTAGGTGGTGATGTAGGTGTACCTAAATCATCAATTACTAGTAAGTCAGAAATTATTACACCAAAATCACTAGTTCCATAAATGGTAGCAGGAAAGTAATAATCTCCACCTCCTACACCCATTTGTAAAGTTGCAGCTTGTTTTCTTGGAGATATTATAGAAGCAGATATAGAATACTTAGGCATATGCTTTTATTTTAGCAGCCGCAGCCACAGGATGAATTACACAGTGATACTGCTTTATTAAATTTTGCTATCGCATTATCTGGGTTTGGTATAGTAGCTGATAAATCAGCTTGAGCTCCCTCTGCTAATAAAAATACTTTTGTAGCTTTTTCTAGTTTAGGAGATTTTGTTGGATCACAAGGACATGCCATGTATTCATTTATTTCATTAGCAATACAACACTGTAAACTACAAGCTGCTACTACACCTCCTGAAACTTTAAAAGTTCCTTGATGAGCTGTAAATATATATATACCTGAAAGCTCTGAGCCTGTACTATTCAATTGATCTGCAGTAAATGTTAAACTTATCATTTGTCCTGCTACAGGATTTGGAAAAGTATTTGGTGTAAAATTTAAAGCAGCTCCATTGTGAGCTCCTGTCAAAGTTAAAACTCCTCCTCCTGGATCTATAGGTAAAACTTTTAATGTAATAACCTCGCAGTCTTTACTTATTGTTACTGAAATATTATTTTGTGACATGTTTTAAATAAAAAAA